ACGTCAGCGTTAGTGGCTATGCGATCAAGACCAGTCTGCACTTTGTCAGCCTCCGCTAACACCACGTCAGCATGAGTTAACACAACATCTGCATTAGTTAGAACAAGATTAGCGGCTGTGTCTATTGTATCTTGATTGGTTAGCACTAGGTCGGCTGCTACGGCTGCGCGATCAAGTCCGGTTTGCACTTTATCTGCCTCAGCTAATACAACGTCAGCGTTAGTTAATACAACATCGGCATTAGTTAAAGCAAGATCCGCGTTGGTTAAAACAACATCTGCATGAGTTAATACAACGTCAGCGTTAGTTAATACAACATCGGCAGCTGCATTATTTTCACTAACAAGAGCAGCTGCAGCAGAGTTAGCTGCTTGTAAAGCATTAGCTGCAGATTCACTTGTAGAACTTGTAGAGCCTTCACCTGAGTCAAAAGCTCCCCCATCATCAATTGGTTCGATTATGGTGTCTGAGTCTCTAAATCCCATAGTACCCTCCTAAAGTAAACCACTGTACGCGAATGACATTGAGAGATTACCACCCCTGTTTCTTCGTACTATTTCTTCTTTATTCAATCCCGATATTTCTTGATCGAAAAGAACCATGTATTTTTGTATTTCTTCAGTGTCATTTAAATAAATAGACACCTCTAATAATGCTCCAAATAAAATAACTCTTTCATTTTCATCTCTTAACCAGTTAGCTGCTAATTCCCCTACCCAATAGTTTGCATTTTGTGCAAGTCTCGCGTCAAATGCTGATTCTGTTTTATCTGCAGCGGCTGAATAAGTTGTAGCTACCCCTCCAATATCTAAGGTACCTAATCCGGATTTCCAGTTATTATAAGTACCCGAGTAGGTTGCATTAAGTGCAGGGAGCCTGCGATAGTAGTGCAACTCTATTGAATCTCCACGACTGAAATTACCATGTAGTTTTATAACATTTCCAATCCTAGTGAAAAAGTGATAATCCTTAGAGCTACTAAGACCATCATTGAATGTTCTCACATCTACCCTTTCATTGTACACAATACCTGGGTTTTTAGTAGCAGTGTCTGCATTCCTGATATACATAATTTCAATCATGTCAGTGGGTGAAGTCATAGACAACACTTGCCCACCACCCCAAAAAGAGCTTGGGGATATGTCTGGAGTAACACCAGCTACTCCTGCTGCAGTTATTTCATCTTGGGTACCATTAACATCATAAATTTTAGTTATCTCTAGAGGCGGCACACGTAGTGTTCTGTAAGCCTTATCTGCTGCATAATCTAAACAACGTGTCACCACTGAGTCAGGCAAAACAGAAACATCTCTGTTTGCCCAGGATCTAATCAACCCTGCGTTATCACCAGTGAAGTCACCAGATCCTACAAATTCTACGTATGTTGCCATCTTAAATCTCCTTAATAAGACATGAGGTGGGGGTAGTTTTGCTTGAATATAATCATGAATTTAGCCATCATGTCTTTATCCTTCATCGTTGCCGAATCATGCAAATCAATACCCCACTTGTTTTTTATTTCAATGGCTACGATATCAGGAACTGTAGCGAACTTTTTAAACCCTAAGTCTTTTTTATTAAACCCACTGTCTGAAAGATCACGATCCTTTCTAGCCTGCTCTAAAAAAGGTTTTTCATCCTGGTATACTTTCCAGTTACTAGATCCATCCTCATCACATTGGATAGTGCCTTTAATAGTGCCATTCTCTGTGCCAGGTGTTACATCCCAACGTGCCATGTCCTCTTCCTCTTATTAAGTTGCCATCTCTACAAAGCGACCAGACTTACCAATGTAACCTAAAGTTGGGTTAACGATAGTCACGTTACCTGTAGAGTGGATTAAAAATGCTTTATCTATTTGATAACCACTAGCCGAAGCTGCAGATGTTGTCCAAGCACATCGATCTGCTGGTAGATGAAGCACATCTCCGACCAAGTTATTTCCAAGTGTATTTGCTGGGATTGTCCCTTTGATTACCATCATGTTCTATACCTCCTAATAGAATAAAATAGGGAAGGAGAAATAATCTCCCTCCCCTTTTTGTAATTACTCTAGGCCGTAAATCGCGCCACAGCCTTTTGGATTCTTAACTTCCAAAGACCATTCTTCGACAAACATGCCAACAGTTGAGTCACCTTTCTGACCGACTTCAACTTCTTGCATTGGACGCAATGTCGCAATTGCAAACCACTGTGGATCATATACAAGAGCACATGAATCTGCAGCGTCAAACTGTGTTGTAGTTGCGTCAGTAGTTGTGTGTGCAAGGCCCATGATGTAGTTTGGAACTACCATCAAGTCACCAAAGTCTGACATGTAAACGTCTACCGATTGGCGAAGTTTACCATCTTCATCGATGTTGCGACGAACACCTGTATCTGCAACCATAAGGTCAGAGAAGTCACGGCGCAGTTTTGGGGATACCATGATACGAGTAGCGGAACCACCGTTCTCATAGATCTTTTGCATCACTGAGTCAATGTCTGTGAGAGCCAAAGCAGCTTTAGCCGCACCTGAAGCAACAGTAATAACTGCTGTACCAGCGTTAGTTGTTGATGGTGCTGTGAAAGCACCTTTAAACACACAAGTATCACCACTGTTTACGAATGACTGAAAACCACCAGTCTGACGAGCACCAGAAGTAGTTTGCTTGTTATATGTGTTTACAACATCAAACTCCATGTCACGGCGCATTTCTGTGCCACGCTTTTTCAGCTGATATGCATACTCATCGGCAACACCTGCTTGATCAATAGCACGGCGGCTACCTGATACTGAGATTGTTTTGCTGTTGATTTGAGTGTAGTTACCCAAACGTGTACGCATTGCGCCTACTGATGTAGAGGCTGCACCATCTCCGGAAGCAGGTGTAGAGCCAGCTGCCAAGAAGTCTGCACCTTCAGCTACACGGGAGTTACCTGGAGCTGTAAGCTCATCAGTTTGCCACTCGTGGTAGATGTTAGTTGCTTTGGATTTACCAATTGAAGAGATAAAGGGAGTTTCATCTCGTGTGATCATGGAAATAAAATTCGCTAGATCTTCACGGTTTGATACGTCTTTACCTGTGCCTGTTGCTCCACGGGCTGTGGAGATATTACGACCACCTGTAGTTGCCATTTTATTAATCCTCCTAGGATATTATTTATTTAGAGAGTTGGAGGCATATTGACGAAGGAAGTCCATTTGGTCATCTTTAGATGAACCTTCTTTAAATGCACGAGCCTTCACCATTTTTTCTTTATCAGCTGCCTTTTTATTAGCAGCTGCTGGTTTCTTAGTTGGAACCTTTTTAGTTGGAACTTCTTTACGCTTTGCAGCGCCTTTTGTAATTCCATTCTTTAATCGACGATAATCATCAATGAATTTTACAACATTAGGATCCATCACCGTATTTAAAAGTTCATCTGCAATACCATTTTCAAGAGCAAAGTCTCGAATTTCAACTGCAACCTTTTCATTAAAGTCAGGGATCATTTGTGGTATTACTTCTTCAAAGTGTTTCATCTGAGATGCAAACTTTTCTTCTTGAAGTTTTGATTTCTGTTCTTCAACAGTTTTTAAAAGATTCTCACGAGTGTTACGTGCAGACCAGTATTTCTGCTGTGCCTGTTCACGTTGATCTTTAAGATCACTTAACTCATAAGTATCACCACTTTCCCTAGCTTCCTTGATTTTGGCTTCAACATCATGGTATTCTTTAGCCAGTTTTTGTTCATCCATTGTTAGCATTGCGTTAGTAGCATCTGATATTTTTGAAATTTCAGATAGCTTAGCAACACGTTCTTCCTCAATAGACTTACGTGCCTCTCCGAGTTCACGACCCTTCTTAGAGAGTGAAGCATCTGTCTGATAGCCCTTGAGCAAATCAGCAAATGAGACTTCCATTTCTTCTCCATCAATTTTGACAGAGACTTTGGCATCTAAATCTAAATCATCAGCAGTGAATACATCAGCTTCTTGGGTAGGGGCTTCCGCGCCATCCTCATCTTCTGACTCTTCTGTTTCTTCCTCAGACTCTTCATCGCTAACGGCGGTATCTGCTACATCTGGGTCTTCCTCAGCAGTTACCTCCGGATCCTCGTACTCGACCTCCTCTTCTGGTAGCGGCACATCATCATTCCGAAGAAATTCGGTATTAGATAATACGGCATCTAGGAGTTCTTGTTCGTTTGGACCAGCAGAACTGGGAACATCATCCGTGTTGGGTAGAGATTCATTTTGTTCTGACATGTTTTATTATCCTTCTTTTTTAGCCGTAGGCTTTTTTGCCTTTGGTACGGATGTTTCTTTATTGGCTTTGTATCGATCTAATAGATTATACATAGCCATGAGCTGATTGCTATTAAGTTTGGCCTTACCTGGAGATCGCATAGAATCGTACTCTAACAGGTTAATCATGTTTTCCACGTTCTTTACCAACTTTTCGTAATCAATATTGTTCATTATGCGTTGTCCTCAATGTATGGTACATTCTTTCCGTATGTTTCAAAGTTAATTAGTTTCTGTTTAACATCCCCCAACGCAAGTGCTGAGTTATATATAAACTCTCGTGTCTTAACTTCATGTGGATCTGTTCCTAACCAGGCAGTAAAATACTGCACTAATAACTCTCCATACGCTTCATTGAAGAAACCTTCGCGTTGTTGTGAAGAGAAATTAGCACGTAGTAATGCTTCTTTGGCTTGTAGATCCGGATGTGTATTTCCTTTCAGCGTCTTCTCCGCTGCAGCTTTATACTTTTCCATTATGTTTCCTTATGATTTAGACCTGTATCTAGAAGTCTTTTTGGCTATCTTTTTAGGTTGCGAAACATACTGCTTACCCTCTTTAGTGCCCTTACGTTTAGCCGCACTTGTAGCAGAGTATTCTTTAGAGCTTAATGCTTCCCTTGCCTTTTTAGGTAGATACCTTTCACCTGTAGCCTTATTACCTTGAGTAGAGTTCTTACCACTCTTAGTACCCCATTTTTCATCAGTCCATTTATCTAAACTCTTCTGGGATTTTTTCTTAGGCACGATAACCGCCCCCAGCTTTTTTGTACTCACTGGCTAATAGTTGAGCCTTACGTGCAGACCATTGGCCTGGGCTTCCACCTTTAGATCCAGCTTTTATTTTTTTAAATAGGTTCTTACGCATTGTAGGTTTAGTGTAATTACCCGCCTCATTAACAGTGGATTTTTTCTTTACCATTTTTCTTTATCCGCCCAATATGCTGCAGACATTTTACCTTTAGCGATATTCTTACTATGTCTGGCTTTAAAACTAGCACGTTTCTTTTTCATCTTATCAGATTCACCGGACTTAGGAGCACCTGCTGTAGACGCACCTTGCTCTCCGAATCGAATGGTTTTAACTTTCTCTCCCTCTTTAGCAACAACAACATGTGACTTAGTGGGGTGTGATGGAGTGCGTTTAGGTTTATTATAACCAGACACTCCAGCGTTAGTTAGCCTTGAGTCTTTTTTCTTCGGCATCAATTAAACTCCTCATGTAAAGAATAGCCATCTTTTTATTGCAAGTTATTATGATGACTTTACCATCTTTACTATAACCTACGTACTTATTATTTTTATTTTGGAATAACCTCAAAGCAATATACCGTTGTTGTACTGTTAGTTATCAGAACTGAAGACCTAATCTTCTCTTGTTCACAAACATCAAACGAACTATATTGACCTAAGATGTAGTGGTCTAATTTATTATTAGTAAACATAAACCAAACTAAAAACCACATTACCACTTCCCCTGTTTTACACCTAAAAAATACATTGCTATTATCAAAGCACCTACACCCGCTAATGCTACACAGATACCCACAGCCCAGTTAATGCAGTTATCTACAAACTCTTGTTTCTTGTAGACTAGTTCACGTTGTTCTTTACGTTGCTTCGCCTCTATCCTCACTATCTCTTCCCATGCACTAGGGCCGTAAGTCCAAGATATGTGTGATTTGAGTTCTTCTCTCATCTCTTTGAGCTTTTGTTTCTGTGACCATATCTCTAATGCATTGGACTGAGTATCACTGAACATCTTATACATTGGAGGGTTTTTAGCTTTATCTTCTAAGAAGTCTAAGTCGCTTACAGCCTTAGACCATTGGGAGACTGCACTAGTCATAGAACTGATTTCACGGCCTACGGACACAGCTTTCTTGATGCCATTGTAGGCTGTGGTTGCTGCTGCCATAGCTGTAAAAGGATCAATCATCTACTTTGCCATATCTCTGTGGTCACGGTTAATGTAACGTAACTCACTTTCTATAACAGCTACCCTTTGTTTGAGTTTATTAATCTCATTGATAGCGGAAGTCATAGATGCAAGCTCATCCCATAGTTCTTCTATGTCATCCCATACGTATTGTATTTCTACACCATTACCTTCAACATCACGTTTAAGATTGATGTTGTCCTCAATAGCCATACGTGAACCTAGTTGGCTGACAGTTTCTTCTAAGTTGGATATAGTAGATGCCTGTTGAGACACCCACCACACACCACCTGCAAGCTGAACAGCCATAGCTAACACAAGGGCAATAGGAAGTTTAATATTATCCATTGTAATTACTCCTTGTTAGTTCTACTGTTTTCCATCATATCACGAATTGATTTAATGTTTTCATCCATACGACCTAGGGTCACTGCCTGAGATTGCATTATAGATGTTAGGTTGTTTATCCTTACTTCATGACGACTAAGGTCTCTAGAGTTAAGCTCAATTGCACTTGCCAGGCTCGAAACATACCACACTAAGGCCCCTGTTTGAAAGAGGATACCCACTAGAAATGATATAGATACACTTTTATTTTCCATTACTTTGCAAACCCCGCCCCAAAGTATAAACCTACAATGGCTGATACAATGTGCGTATCAAGCGGCGTGATTACAAAACCTGTAGCAGACTGCCATACAATTTGTTTATCTGGTCCAAACAAGAAGTTCCAAAATCCACCCTGTACTTCTGTATATCCTACGAATACAGGAACTTCTGGGTACCATACAGCTACTAACTTAGGCAGTACAATAATAGAGATCACAGCTGAAAGGGCAATTATCCTACGTGTCCACGCAAAATGTTTATCCTTCGATCCGTATTCCCGCGCAGTGTTAACTGAACCTATAAGTAGTCTTTGTTGTTCTGCTTTATTTTTATTACTCTGACCCCAAATAGACATCACCCCACCTAAGACGGTGGAGAAAAGCATTGTAATCAGTTCTAAAGGTAATCCAAACATCTCTCCACCTCCTCTTAGTTATACTTCACCTGCAATCATAGCTCTTGCAAGAGTTGTTATTTGGTTGAAGTCAGGACGCATTGGGGGTTCAATACCCTCTTTACGAGCCTTGATATCAATCTCTGCCCACTGTTGGAAATGCTTATCAATAGAGATAGCTAACTGTTTAGTGTTATCATCTACAGTGTTCTTAGATTGTGCGTTAGTAAATGTAACATTGGCTTCGGCCAGTAATGCATCAGCTTCTGCTTTACGTTGAAGTAGAGCACTATCCTTTTGGTTATTTTCAGTTTGTTGTTTAACAGTTTCTATAGCTTTCTGTTTAAACTCATCTGTAGTGTAATCTTCAAGGTAATCGTTACTGTCAATACCCATAGATTCTATGAGCTTTGTAGCTAAGACAGCAGGAGCTTCTGGACGAATTACAACACCCTGGCCCTGGCTGTTAAGGCCTGGGAGAACTGTACCACCAAGCATCTCAAACTTCTTAATCATATTTGCATTTGAGTTTTCACCGATATCAAGGAACACTTCAACATCCATACGAGATGGGAGTGACATGATATCTACCTCAGCAAACACACCTTGGTAACTAAACTTGGAGTGAGTCTTTAAGCATTTACGCATTGTTTTATACACACCTGTGCATAGACGCTTCATACCTGTTTCGGCAAACCTACGAGCAATGTGTTGTATACGTTTTTGAGATGCAGATTGAACTGCAGCTAATTTCTGCTCACTGTTACCAGAAACATACAGAGAGTCATTGAGACCCTGTGCAGCCTTGGACATCCCAGTTGCCTGCTCTTTAATTGTCTGTAAGTGTGAGAGCAGTGGTACAGTACCTGAGCTAATTGCCTCTGGAGGCATTGAGGATACAGCACCATTAGGATTACCGTTAGTTGGTATGATTTGTTTTGGTCTTATATTTTGAAGAGCAGAAAAATCAACAACGTTTGGATCAGCAAGCTTTGGTGAATAGTTTGTAAGATATGTATTTTCAACAAACCCACGAAGGATTGCAGTAGATGCTAGTGTTGACGAGCGAGTGAAGTCAGCAATAGACAAACCATAAAACTCATATGGGATATCGATGGGCGATAGACACGCAATTGGTATCATGTCTACATCACATTCATACAAGACTGTATCACCTGCAGTTATGAAGTGCTTAAGCTCAGCAACCCCATCCCCATCACGATCAACATTAATCCAACACTCTGTGATTGTAACTTCCCGATTCGCTTCAAGGGCAGTCACATCGTCAGACATACGACCTTGGAGATAGCTTTGACCTGTTACTAATTTACGAGCTGCAATATCTTCTGCATAGCTTCCATTACCATCCCAGCCAGTGTCATCTCCAAGCTCATCCCACTCGTCTTCGCTGATACTGTCTGCAACATCCGGCCACATTTTACGTATCTCTGAGCGAGTCAGAATTGTTTGAACACCTACGAAACTTGCGTCATCTATTGACTTAGCATCACGAGAAATCCTAAAAGATTCTGGTGGAATGTTTTCAATCTTCACACGAGAGTTATCATTCTTACGACGAATACGGACATCAACATAAACCAATTCAGCATCCTGCTGTCCGGTCTCCATGTTTAACTCACCTAACTCATTTTCATAATTTAGGTTACCAATGATCTCAACTCCTTCTTCAGCAAGGAGGATATCCAACTGGCCCTGAGAGATCTTCTCGTATTCTTCAAACTCGTACTCATAACCTTCTACATAGTCCCACCGAACTACACCATTCTTCCATAATAGAGCACTTTTTATCCAAGTTTGGATAAGTTCCCACCCATTATTCTGTTTAAATATGGCATAATTAGTAACCATTGAGGCATCCCTAGCACTCTTAAAAGAGCCTGGAGAATTGTCATATGGTACAAATCTAGCTAATTTACCATTGTTTAAAAACAAATCAGACAAGATTGCAGTATATGCTTCTATTGTTTCGGTAGTAGACGTGTCAACAATACTAGATACACCCTGTGGTGCTAAGTGATCTGCAGCAACTCCTGCAAATTCATACGTAGACCGTTGACGTTCCCGTGTCATGTCAGACGAGTTTAACCATTCTCCTGTAGAGTTTTGGATACCAGTCTCAATCAAATTGATTAGACTGTCATCAGACACCTTTTCTTTATACTTATTACCAGCCATTACAATGAACCCCTACCTGTGAGGATTTTTTTAGTGTTTGCTAAATTTGCGTAGTCATAGTCTTTACTACCAGCTTTTACAATGTCTTTTTTCTTTTTAGGTTTAGGTTCTTTCTTTGGCTCGACTTGTGTTTCATTAAATCGCATAGCTCCCTCCGTGGGTCTAACTAACTAACTTGGGGCTATGCCCTATGAATTGTAGACAGTCAGTTTTATATCATGACTAGGATGACGCCTGCCCAGTGTTCAGCTATAGTTGGTTGATGCCCAAACTATACGGTAGCGAAATTCCATCTGCAGAACAACGTAACGAGTGAGGTTGTGTAACCTCGTGGCGTAGCACTTTGCGTTAGTGCCAGACGAACTTATTCTTCTTCAGTTAAAACAGCATTAACAACAACTGCCGATCCTGCAAGGACACCAGCACCTGTTGCAACAACATTAGCATTGGTGTATGCTGTACCTAAGATAGATGCACTGCCTGTAACCCCAGATGATACTGCGAGTGGTGCAGCAACAGTTCCCACTGAGAGTCCAATAATCATTGGATCTACTACTGGTTTAGTTTGGGGGGCTACACTTCCAGTAACCGCAAGGGCCATGATCAACCCGATAACAATATTCATTTCAATACTCCTCAAAAATTAAGTGGTGGTTTACCTGCCGCGACCACCAGCGCGTTATGAGGACAATGCAGGAATCTCTATTCTCTATAAGGAACTTAGAGAACTTTATGCATAACCATAGTATACTTCGAGGCATTTATCCTCATGGTTAATAGACACCATATCGAGTGGTATCCTACCTTGTATCCAATACTCTAGCACTTGACTATGAAACTCTTCTTCTAAATCCACTGGGTACTGTCCTCTTCCCAGTCCGATATCCTCTCTTTCCATGAAACATTCCTTGTGTTTAGACGATCCCAATGTGTGCGTAACACCTCAGCACATATGGCGAGGGAGATAACAGTATCATCATAGCAACCAGGTGCTGCTTCTGTCTTTCCACTAGCGGTAGAGATGTAGTCCTTTAGTTCTCTAATCAGAATAGGTGAGGGGATCATAATATCCTCATTGTCTATTAGGTTCTTTAGGTTCCCAATGATCACAGGTTTAGATGCAGAGGTTGTCCTGAAGCCTAATCTCATACCTTCTTCGTTAGACACATTAGCTATCTTAGTTTGTTTGTACAGGTTTAAATAGCCCATCTGTTCTAGTTTCTGCAACGTAGCAATGCCCATTGAGTTAGACTCGACAGCTAGGAAAGCATTGTTATAATATCTACCTAAGTAGAACAACAACTCACCCCACATACTAGGGTCAATGCGATTGTTACGATATACAGCTACAATTTCATATTTATTATTCATAACAACAGCAGCACTATAGTCTTGACCCACCCCTAAAGAGACATCAGCCCCAATCACATAGGGTTCTTCCCATTTAGGGTAATCATATATAGACAGGTTACCTTCCCTGTTATCATCAAACATTTTACTAGATGGATCCCAATCACTACGCTTTTGTTCTGGACGGGGTACAAGAGAGTTTAATTTATCAATGTCAAACACATTAGCACCAGACACAATAAATGCCTCATCCGCTGTAGCAGGATACTCCTGTTGAAACTTTAACTTACCACCCTCTGCAATTTTTAATCTGCGCCAATACAATTGATCATTATCTAACCCATAGTTCTCTACAAGGGTTTCTTCTTCAATCGTTAACTCCATTCCCTCAGGGGCTGTACGCCTATACTCAGGGGTTATGAACCAAGGTAGAAAGATTGGTAGGTATTCATTCTCACCAGCTACAGCACCCTTCCAGAGCCTGTAGAACTCCCCTTGAGCACCATTAGCTGTAGACTCTAGGATAACCTCAGTGCCTGGTGCTTGGGATATACCTTGGAACAAACCAGCCAATATCTTCTCATCATGAGTCCAAAAGGCTACTTCTGATAGGTGAGCAATCGTTGGTGTAGTTCCACGACCAGCTTCCGGAGAACCCGCTGTATACAGACGATAAGAGCCAATAGCATCTTTATCATTGTAAGCAGGAGACTGTATCTTAATTTCTTTAGCATTAGATGTAATCTCCTTAGGTACTAACTCACCCTGCATATTCCTAATCAAGTTCTTAGACATACTAAACAAGGCATCTGATGTAGCAGAGTCATGCGCCATAACCACTGATCTAGAATGAGGTGAGAAGTATGACTTCCAAAAGACCCTACCAGCACAGTAAGTGCTGATACCTTGTTGTCTAGCCTTTAGGATAATAGCCCTAACCATACCAGTTTCTTCTTGTTGTTCTACGAGAGCCTTAGTGATACGCTCTTGGCACTCGTTAAACCTAAAAGGTATGAAACCTAAGCTAGTATCCTTGGTAATAATCTGTATCTGTTCTTCGGCAAAGGAAGTAAAGTCCCCCTCGTACCCTTTTAGTTTTACCCTCCTCTCTTTTTCTTTGAGAAGAGACTGTATCTCTTTATTGTTCATTGTGTGTCCTCTATGTCCCTATAAGGAACTTAGAAATATATTTATATATTTTTAGATATGTGGGTATTCTGTGAGAGATTGAGGTACCCCCTCCTAGGTTTGGGAGAGTCTTTGAGGAAGAGAGCCTAATAAGTACTTTTTTTATCAGGTACCCTCATAGTCTTGCAGTACCCCCTAGATCTCTAAGAGGCCCTCTCAGGTAGGTGTCTATCTTTTAGGTACTGTGAGGTACTCTGAGACTTCTATAAGCTCTGTGAGGCTCTCTGAGGGTCTTATGTGGCATAGGCTCTAGCGGGACTATGGGATTGTGTGGGATTCTGTGAGAGACTGTGGGGGGATGGTGTACTGTTCTCTAAGTTCCTTATAGGGAGAAGCCTTCCAGTCCCTCCCTTAGGTTACTATATATCTATATCTATACTATAAGATCTCCTAGTCTATCTCTCAGTATCTCTCAGTATCTCTCAGTCTAGACCAATGTACAGTATCTCTCAGTATCTCTCAGTATCTCTCAGTATCTCTCAGTCTCTCTCAGACCTCTACATGATTGGTTCGGATAGTCTCTGATCTGACCACAGGGGCCAGATCTAAGAAGAAGTATAGGGGCTGTCCCTGTACTGACTCCAAGGTTCTCTTGGTGTCTCATGGATCTCTCAGAGGTGTGGGGTCCGACATATATCTTGAAAGGATATACCATG